CTCTCTTTGAGACTCTCCGTATGTATGAGGAACGATTGAATTCAGTTCCAGAAGTAGTGTTACTCGTAGGGGGCGACATTCTCCCTTTAACCGCGAGATGCGGCTTGTACCACCATGTGAGTGATATGTAGGGATGCCGATCCCCTTTTGTGTACGACAGTTATGCACTCACACTTTTGGAACCATTTGATTTATGACTCTCCGAGCGCTGCTCGGGTTCTAAGTTTGGTTACGTTTAATGAAATGTGACTAGGATGTATCTCCGAAGAAGGACCGATAGTTTGTGGCTTCTAGCAAAATCCACACCCCCCCCTCTTATTTATAGTTGGTTGGTCTTTGACCAAGTATCTAAATCGAGCTTTACTGTTTCCGTACGATATTACACCAGCTTTTTATGTTCCAGAAAAATCATGTCAAAAATAGTCTCGTTTACTGATTAATCGTTAAAATCTTTCCCACTGGCTTTCAAACAAAAAACAAAATAAAAATTTCTTTTCAGCTATTATAAAATTTGTTAGTCCAGGAAAATTTGTTTCACGACTCGTGTAGAATGGTGATGGCACCGTTCGAAGCATTATGATAACATGTTGCAGTCCCTCCGCTCCGACAAAGGACGACACTGTACCATGGGTTCTGAATACATCTTTTGTGTAAGGTCCCTCCAGCTTTTGCTGACACCCACAAAAGAGCAGACTCATTATCTGCTCCAAAAGATGATATGATGAATTATCAATGTAGAGACTACACTTCTTGTTTCGAATCAACACTTCTCAGGTAAAAATCCGGAGGCTTCGCTGTAGAAGTTCTGCAGCTATAGGTACCACGCCCGAATAATACTGGCCCCCCACCCTCACAGTACGACCTTCAATTCAACGATAATGAAGGCCCCAGCTATTGTGATCCACGCGAACTATTTCGCCAAGCCTGCCTCAGTGCCTTTCTTCCCACGGACGGAAGTATCACTGGAGTTTATGAACGACATTCAGCATCGCACCACCACGCCCTGGGTGGTGCCTTTTTCGCAACGTGCGAAGAAGTACAAAATGCTTTCAGAGTATTACGCGACATCGCGTTACTCTGTTTCGGTCAACAATCAGGATTTCTCCTGCATGACCAAGGCTGAACGACTTGAAAGCGGACTTTCGGAGCGAATGCTTCGTAAAACCAAGACTAAAAACAAGTTACAATCCGAGACCATGGACCCCAAGTTCTTCTTGGACAAGTACACCGATCCTGTCATCGTCAACTTTGTCGAAGACATTACTCTTCTGTGTCTACAGTTGCTCCGCGCCAAAACGAACACTGACCGCCTCCTGGCAGTGACAGTCTTTCTCAAGTTGCGAACTGGTACTAGTATCGTTGCCAGCGTTGCTAGTATCCTCTCCGCAGTTATCGAAGACTTGCAAGGCCCCGTCCTCCAGTCTGCTGATGATGTATTGGAGCGCATAACAGATTTGCGCAGTCTCATCGCCAATTGGGAAGGTATCCAGTCCAGCACACTCGCACAACAAATTTGCCGCGTATACAAGTACGCTATGGCTCTTGGAGTGATGAGCATGGTTGGTATCAACATTGACGAACGTGCAGCTTACGCAGCCAAGCGTGAGTTACAATCGCCATTGATGGGAGTCAACTTCATGACAACGATTCTCGACACCCTGGCCATGCTCATTCAACGCTCTCTACTCTACGCAAAAACGCACAAATGGGAAACATTCATCCATGGTCCCAAGGCATTTGCGGCATGGTTCGACGCCTGTCAGAAAGTGAAACGCGAGTATCAGTTCCGCGGTGATCTGGAGTCGCAGGGAACCAACCATCCTCAATTCGTGGCTGATATTGCTCAGTGCATCGAAGATGGGAAGGCTATCCTCAAGTTTGGAGATCGCGCATCTAACGTGGAACTTCTGTCAGTCAAGAAAGGTCTGAATGAGTTGCTCATGTTGCAAGCTGATTTGTCGACGTACAGAGAAGCGCAGAAATCTCGACGCCCACCATTTTCCTTGCTAGTTCATGGCAAGACGTGCGTTGGTAAGTCCACCTTCACAAGTATGTTGTACCAATATGCTGGCAAGATCATGGGGCTGCCCACAAGCGACGAGTTCAAGTACACTCGCAATTCCTGCGACAAATTTTGGTCTGGGTGGGCATCCATGAAGTGGTTTTTGCTCCTTGATGACATTGCTTTCACTGCACCCGATGGAAAACTCGTTGACAACTCGTTGAACGAAGTCATTCAAATCATGAACGATGTCCCACTCGTTCCTGATCAAGGTGCGCTGGAAGACAAGGGTCGTAATCCAGTGCGAGCACAGATGTGTGTGGCAACCACTAACACCAAGCACTTGAATGCTCACTCTTACTTTGCTTGTCCCATTGCGGTTCAGCGTCGTTTTCCCTTCGTTCTCAATGTCTCCCCGAAAGGTAAGTACGCGCGAGATGATGACCCGGAAATGATTGATCCGTCAAAGCTCCCACCCATCACCACAGATTGGCCAGACTTCTGGGTCATTGATGTAGAACGAGTGGTAGCTGCCGGTGGTAGCAACATGGCGAAGTATGAGTTGGTTCAGCAATTCACTGATGTCAACACATTTCTGTCCTGGTTAGCCACAACTATTCATCAGTTCCGTGACATTCAGGACCGTGCTGGAACTGGTGTCGCAGCGATGCAGGAGTTCAAAGTTTGCAAGGTTTGTCACATGATTGATCACAGGTGTGTGTGCATGCTGATGGAG